CGGGCGGAAATGGGCCCTTGGGTCCATTCTGCGCCCTATCTTCTTGTCCGCACACGGTGTGCCAACGCCCAGCACCCGCAAACTGAGACTACACGCAAGCCGCAACGTGCAGCGTAAGGAGGCCATGGGCTACTTAATGTCGTTTGTTTTGTTCGTGCGTTAGTAGGATTTAATAAGAAGATATACCTCGCCGTTCATATGCCAGTAGTGAGTTTGAACCTGACAGAGCAAGCGTATCGTGCCTACATACAGGTGCCTAGAGGCCGTAGGAGCCAAGTATTCAGTGCGATCATAGAGAAGAGAGACCTCGACCAGAAGATGAGAGGGGAGGGCGTTCTCTCGGACCTTGGATATACGACTGTTGGGGAAGCGATCAATGCATTAGTCGCCATGAATAAGGCTCAGATGAACCAGATTCAGACAATCAAGAAGGAAAGGGTTGAATGAATGACGATCTGTCGAGAACACGTCGAGCAATACCTCAACGGGTTTTGCATCGGCTACAATGTATGCGATACGAAAATGATTTTCTCTCTTGAGCGTAGAACTTGGTATTGCCCAGTGTGCGGTAATTCAGTACGCGTACCCAAGGAGCAGCAATCCCTGAACGAATATACACGATAGTCCTAGACTACCGAGCCCATGCTGAACATATACGGATTCATTTCAAGCCCTCCGAACCAACTTGGGTCGGAGGTGGTGATCGCACTTGGGCCAACTATCCCTGCCTTCTGAAGCGCAGCTGTCTGGACGCCCCCAATCACAGTCGCCGTAGCTAGGACACCAGCAGCAACTGCTACCGGCGGTGCTGCTATTGTTGCTCCCACTCCGATCCTAGTTCCCACCTTTACTATTCCCGGTCGAGCCCAGATCCCCACGGGTACCAGCAAGCGAGACCAAGTAGTACGCGCAGTGAATGACAGCCCTGACAAAGCCGCTTTACCGGCTCCTTTCGTTATGCCCCAAGTCATGGCTCTTGACCAATCACCTAGAGGCCCCTTCAAAGTGTTCAGCCAAAAGAGCCCGACCGTGGAAAGCACACGGGTAGGGCTGGATGCCCACCAGATACCGAATTGGATACCACGGGAAATAAGGGTCATCAGTCCGCCCCACCTTGCAGGACGTACGATCGCCGGAGACGTTCCAGCCAGACTAGGTCTTTCTCTTCCACTGTCAGCGCTTGGACAATGAGGTTGGTTGGATACACTTGAAGAGTCGCACCTGGCGCAGCACCTGGTATGATGATGTGTCTAGTCCAATGCATCTTGTCCATGGCTGTCGGATTACCTGAACCGAATCTCTCTTCACCAACTTGAATGAAAGTGCCAGCAATTTGTGCGTTGACTGCATAGGACAATCTTTCGCCGTAAATCATTTCCATCAGATCCAAAGTGCTTGAGTGAAAACCCGGAAGTGAGTTATCATTACCTATCTCTGTAAGTTCATCGTCGGTTATTCTTCGAGTAGTAATGTAATCCAGTTCGAACATTTGGGGAATGACTCCCGTATAAACTGGGAATAGTTGTTTCTGAATATCAATTCCCTGAGTGAAGGTAGTCAATTCCTGTGCAGACCATCCTGAAAGGTCAATGTATGTTCTTGCAACAAAATGATGATAAACTCCTTGAGGGCCAGATAATACTTCCCAACCACCACTGGATGTAGTGTCGTTTGTGGGTTCACCCGGCGAGACTGGATCGCCAATAGTGACCAATCCTGTTGGAATCTGTTTGTACAGTTGATGCGCTTGCGGTTCTGTCTCTTTCGCCATTACTTCCCCCTCCTCGTTGCCTTATGTGCCATCTTCGCTAGTTTGGCGAAGGATGTACGTGGATGCTTCTTCTTCAGGCGCTTGTACGCAGCTGCGTATCGCAGGTTGTACGCGCTCGCCTTGCGCTTGACCTTGGGTTTCTCGTATGCTCTTCTGGCTGTCTTGCGTTCCTCACCCTTGGTTGTCCCCTTCGAGCCTAGGGATTCCCCACAGTTTGGACAGTAGTTGGGCATCAGCCCACCTCAATTGTCAGCAGCCGTTGATTGGATCGCAATCGCCATCCAGTCTTTCGTGGAGAGTTTAACGATCCTCGCCTTGATTCGAACAGTCACATAAACCGGATGCGCACCAATCGCCGCAGCTGTATTCACTGCTTGCACATACAACTGGTCGTTGACAATAGTGCGTGCTTGGTCAAGTTTGCCAAACACGTCCGGATACACATCAGCGTTGAAGGAACCGATGTTGTTGGCTTGGTCGATGTTTAGAGTTCCCGAAGCGACCAGAGTATTGTCATCAGCCCGAAGCATGTTCGCTCCGGGGTTCAAGTCAGCAAGTTGGCACTCGATGGCACCATTGCCAGCAAGCATGTTAGTGTAGTCAGCAGAGAACGCAGTTCCCCTCTGAAAAATCCAGTCCACAGATTCTATACTGAGTGCCTGCTGATCTCCCACGTCCACATATGCGCCCAAATCAATCGTAGCCTGAAGCACATCGCCGCTAGCGTTTGCTGACGGCAGTGTCACTACATCGGTCAACCAAAAACTGCTGGTCTTACTCGTTGCCATGCGCGTACGCGGGTGACGACGGTATATAATCTATAGATTCGGGCGGAAATGGGCCCTTGGGTCCATTCTGCGCCCTATCTTCTTGTCCGCACACGGTGTGCCAACGCCCAGCACCCGCAAACTGAGACTACACGCAAGCCGCAACGTGCAGCGTAAGGAGGCCATGGGCTACTTAATGTCGTT